TCGGCTTGTCAAGACCTGTTTCTTTAGATTGTTCTGCTGCTACCGTGTAAGATTTTAAAAGTTGGAAAGCGTAAAGACAAACCTCCATCTTGGTTTTTACTCTCGGTAAAGTATTGAACCGTGATAATCTGTCCAAGAATTTTTCTAGGATTCTTATAGAATTCTTGACGCTGTTCAATACTAAATCCACTACCAACACGCACGCTATACCCCTTGTGATTAATAGTTACACAACTTAACATGGTTTCTTCATGCTCTTTACCATTTAGAATATATCGAAACGGACCCATTTCTGTGTCTACCACTTCATATTCATCATCAAAGAAACTTTTATACTTTAGTAAATCCTTGCTTCTTTTACCCTTATATGGAGCATCAGATCGAAGCATAACACCTTCCCATCCCAATTTATCTGCTTTAGCAGTCCATTCGGCAAAATGATCATCATCAGCAATAAATTCTTGATCTAGAACAGAAAGACATGGACATTCGTTGTTCCTCATTTGATAGCACAAACTTTTATAGCGATAAGAATATGTGTTACTAGGATTCCCTTTTTTGCTATAAAATTCATCATGACTAATCATATCAAAAATCTTATACGATGGATTTGGAATAGTATGATCTTTCCTCTTGAGTTGCTTCATAATTCCCTGAAAATCTTCGTTACCATCTTCGTCAACAAGACAAAGCTCACCATCAAGCACTACATTAGAGATACCAAGAGCCTTAATGCCACCAGCAACAACATCGAGAGTATCAAAACTCTTTCCTGTACGGGAGTAGAAAGTAGTGCTACCATTATCATCAACAATAGCAATACATCTAGCACCGTCAATTTTGCGACTAACATACCAACCGTCCTTCCAATCTACAATATCTGGATCATATTTATCAGCAAGTGCGACACTAAACTCTGGAATATGATCTGGAATAGCCTTATTAATAATCTTATCTCCAGCCCTTGTCTTCAAATCTTTATCAATGATACAATGAATAAGTTCTTCAATATTGGATTTATTCGAGTGAGCATCTATAAAGGAGTTTATTGCTCCAATAGCATCATGACCCGTAATAACACGATTCTTTAAATCATTCAGCAAATCAAAGAAATTTTTGTATGACTTGCCTCTAAGAAAGTTTTTCTTTTTTAGATTGTCGCTAGTAACATTATACTGCCAAAGAGGATGATATGTATAGAGCAGAATTTTTTTAGCAAAATTTGCGGCCTCACTATTGTGGTTGCAATAATCCTCAATAATTCCTTGCTTGTCAATAGTGCTGCTAGTTGCCCTAAGATCGCGTACCATTCCCCAAACATAATTAAAATCGTGAATCATTCCAATAGTCTCCTGTGTTTCAACCATCATAGCATACAACAAGCCGCTTGTCAAGTATCGTCATTTGCTGGTTGCTAACTTAAATCAAAAATCGTCAATGTGTCGTACTTAGATTGATGAATATAGATCGTATTAATATAATTACTAAAATATTTTTTATAATTATGCTTATAAAAGTATTCATCACAATATTTAGTTATGGTTTTATTAAAATTTGGATTTTTGTCGTGTGTTTCTACTATACAAACTTCAGGACTATGTTGGGATATGTCATAATTTTTAAGAACTTCTATCTCATAGCCTTCTACATCAAGCGATAATAAATTATATTTTGATATATCTGATAATATATTATTTAAAGTTTTAACCTTGATCTGTATAAATTCTTTATTTGGCATACTGTACATACAAGAGAATTCATTATCTAGATATAGTTTAGCGATGTGGTCGGATGATCCCGCCGCACATTCATGCAAAGTATATGATTTAATTGGTTGACAATTTTTTTTCAAAGATTCTATCGAGATAGGATTTGGTTCAACATAAATACCATACCAATTATTTCCTTTAAATAATCTATATGTATTACTATACGTTATACCATCAAACGCTCCAACATCAACAAAAATTTTTTCTTTGGATTGTGAATATATTTTTTTGAATAGTTCCCAATAGATAAATTCTGGAATTTGAATAAATTCTGTATCAAATAGTTTAGGCACTTCAGGCACCGACTTGGGTTTTATTGATATGTGGCAACTGATCTGTTTCAAAAATAAATCCATGAGGCAGAAAAAACTCTGTTATCTTTGAGAAAGAATCTTTTTCTATATCAAAAACCAATAGTTTCCTTGGGGTGCTTGCAAAGTAAGAAACAACAGTCTCATGATGATTGTACCACTCTTCTTTCCATAAGTTAATTATTTGATTAGTATCATCAATATCATACGCCTGTTTATGATATTCTATATACGGAATTTGAGTTTGTAATTTTTTTGTAAAACCATATTTCATTGGAGAAAAATCACACATATGTTTCATTCTACTAGATATCCAATTATCAACATTTCTTGTATTTAAAATAAATTTACTATTTGGATAATGAACATCTAGTAAGTCAAAATAATCTTTTGATATTGAGACAAAATTAATTTTTTCATTTTTTGTTCTAAAACATTCCATATCACTATAAACAGAATAGGACTCGTATCCCTCTAATGGTTTTTTACCAGATAAAATATTATCATGAATATCTCTTGCAAGATACCCTCGATTCCAATGTATACTAGTAATTAATGGGGAACAATAATTGTTAAATAATTCATGAAACGAATTAGTGCCACACTTATTAAAGCCTATAAGAAAGATTCTCAGCTTGTCTTGCATAATGATATAGTTTTATTTATAATTCTGTTTTTAAAATAAGTATCATGTGTTTCACCAGTTAAATTAAACATATAGTCAACAATATAATTTAAAGACTCTTTACTCCATTGTTTTTCGTGTCTTTTATGATATAAAAATGGACAATGGATTCTATAAATTGGTATATTTTGTTGAACAGCCAAGAATGGCAACCACCAGTCCCAACCACATAATCCTATGCAAAAATTATCGTCCTGTGGAACAATTATATCGTTTAAAATAAAAAAATCTATTCCGCCATCATTGATTGATAAATTAGTATTAAAATTATCATCGTAATTAAATCTATGTCCTATAACAATTCCATTTTGTGAAGTTTCTATAATTTGATTCCAAAATGAAGTATTTGTATCAATTTCTATATCACTATTAATTAATACAAACTTTTGATAATATTTTTGTGCTGTGTGTACAATATCATGAATAGCATGTGTCTCTTTGCCAAATCGAGATACTGATCTTAAAAAAACAGATTGTGTATTTTGAACAGTAATTTCTTTGTCAATATTTTGAATGTTATATATTTTACTAGCATAGTTATCCCATGAAGTATAACGATTATCTTTGTTAGTGTAAAAAGAGGTAAAAAACGGCAATTGGTATTTATTCATCTTCTTTCCTATCAATCCAGTATTGAATAAGATCTTTATTATTTTCGTTTATTATATTAATTTCTAATACTCCATCATCGTTATAGAATAAATTAAAAACACCTGAGATATATGCGCTTCTTTGACCATATTTTCTGTTTTCTTTAGCTCCATGTTTTAAATGAAGTATGTTAGCATCTGGTAAATAAGATATTTTGTTTAAAGAAGATACAGATAGTGCATTTTTTTTATATTCATTCCAATTTTTTCTAATAAGACTACATCTTGGACCCATTAAAAATTTTTGACAATCGGAGGGCGGATCATAGTTATCAATAAATGAAGCCCAAAATAAAGTATCACCATGTCCTGTTATGCCGTGATCAAAAATTCCACCAAGCTTATGAAAAAACTCTCTATCTATTGCAGTACAATATCCTGTGTGATGAATTAATAATTCTATCTGTTCATTATTTTTAATAGCTTTAATAAAAGAATACTTTAATGTATTTATATCTATATCTTTTTGTTCAGTAATAGAATCTATATCCCTATATGAGTAATCCATATTATGAACTAAATAATTAGTTTCTAATAGTTTTCTTGTGTTATTTATCCAATTTGAGTCGGAACACACGATATCCGAATCCATAAATATAATCTTGGTAAATTTACTTGGAATAATCTTTTCTGCTATATTCCATAGATTTTCTTTAGAAAATAAAACGCTGTTTGATCTGACGACATGCGCATTTTTTATGACAGGATATTGATTTGGATAAATTAATTCAACAGTATAATATGGTATACTGTATTTATCAAATTCTTTTTGAATAATTTGTATATTTTCTAGCGGCTTATGATATTTTAATGGATTAAAATAGCACATCGCTATGCAAATATCGTCTGCTAGTAATTTACTATAGCCATTATATTGTAATATCATACTGTTGTTACTTTGTAAGAATGGAGGCGAGGGGAGTCGAACCCCTGTCCTATCAATAGATCCATATACTTTCTACAAGTTTATTTCGTTTTTTATCAGACTAATCAAACTCCAACGAACAGGATTTTGTTTAGACTTTTCAACCTATTAATCTTAGTTAAGATAAGTTGACCATCTTAACCCAGCAGGATTTTACGACAATCTTTTAGACGCTCCCTGCATCGCTTCCTAAGATTGTTACTGCTTAATTAAGCAGCAAGGGCTAACTGATGACTGCCAGTTAAAGCATTTAATCGACTTTTAAAGTGGCCGGTCGATAAACCACTACTTGCTTATATAGTTCACTAATTGTAGTCGAAACCTTTACGCCCCCTTTTTTATAGTATTGATGTTGATAAATCTTCTGGTTCTTCTATTTTAGGTATAAGATATGGTTGATCTTTTGGAACAAAAATAATTTGAATATTACAATTTGCTTCTAGTTGTTTTAATAATTTAGTATTACGATTATATTGAGCGAAGTTCAGCCCTACAGAAATCATAAACAATCCAATAAAAATAAGCTTTAAAGGATGTAATGTTTCTAAGAATCGTACAATATCAAACTTCATTGATATCAGTTACACCTTTATCCTTTCTCTGGTATAAATAGTTAAACAACATTGCAGCCCCTTGATATGAATCTCCGACAGAACCAGCAGCATTATTACATTCCCAACATACCCATCCTCTAAATATTGTGCTATTAGGATAGTGATCGCAAGCCCATTTAGTAGGAATTTTATTACAGGATTCACATCGTTCTGGTTTTGAGGGGGCATTTTGATGAACGATTTTTAAATCCTGGTTGTATTTTTTGAAACATTCTTTGCATTTAGAATAAAGCTTGCCACGATCCAAAAAGAAACTTTCAACAGGCTTTTCTAGTTTACATATCCTACACACTTTAGTATCGCCATCACAATCATCTAACCCTGTTTCTGTCAGAACTTTTAATTCTGGTTGATTTGATTCTTCTTCAGAAAGGTCTGTAAATAAGCGTAGTTGATTCATAGTGATAAAAGAAGCAAAGACCCCCGAAAGTGTGCATTGTTAAGAGGCATCGGGGGTTTGCTTTTTATTGATTAACGCGAACCATTCTTACGAGAAGTAAGACCGTACCTAGTTTCACCGAATCGGCCTGTGGTGGTAACAACATTAAAACCCTCTGAGCGTAGTAGTGGCTTAATATCACTAATCGTTGCTCTGAGATTACCAACATTAAACATAGCAAAAGCACTATCTTGGCTAAGTGTCTTGCCTCTCATTAA